TCAGTTTGCTGGAACCGCAACCTCGACGCGGCGCGGACGTTCACCGTCCTTGCCGGGAATGAGCACCACGACCACGCAAACTTCGCGGCCGTTCTGCGTCTGCGAGGTGGCGCGCGCCAGGGTGCCTCCCTGGGACTGAGCTACCTGCTGGCCGACCTGCGAACAGTCGGCAGCAGCCAGCTGAAGCAACGCACTGTTCTGCGACGCATCAGGTGCAATCGGAACCGCCCCGGCATGAAGCACGCCGGATGCTGAAATCAGGGCCGCTAGGGGCAAGGAGAAAAGTGTGTGTTTCATCATGGCGCTATTATTATCAATCGCAGTCTGAACGATGCATGAACAGTTGGACGTGGCGTAAGCCTTTGATAACAGGTTTGCCACAGGTCACGTCTTTTAACACTATATTTCTTTACGTGAAATGAGCGCGGTTGCACTCAACCGGCCAAAAAGCGCGGCAATGCCGCTGAGCGCCGTCAGAAACTGCATGATCGTATCGGCAAGCTTTGCCTCGACATCATGATCGAGCGACACGTTGAAGAAGCTGGAGCATGACAGGATGATCGTTGCCACAGCTGCCCATATGGTCTTGGACTGGTACCATTGTTTTTCATTGGTCATAATCAATTCCTTATGAAACAGTTTGATTTTAAAGGGATTTTGTCTGCGTATCGAAAATGGCGCGGGCAAATCTGCCCGTACCGGCAGCACTGGAAATCATGGCGACGCTGAAATCGACTGCGCTTGCAAGACTGCCGAAATCCGCCAGGCGCAGTGCCGCCGGATAAAGCCATTGCGGCCGTGCAACCTCGGCCGACCGGATCAATTTGCCGCTGTTGCGTATCTCGACCCGATAGGCCTCCCGCTCCTCGCCAAGCGGAATTTCGGTGGCCAGCCAGCTGTCCGCGTCGATGCGCCCGCGCCGAATCCAGGTGATATGCAGATCGCCGCGGTCATCTGCCCTGCCGTTGAGGTGGACGGGTTCGAGCGGCTCAAGCGCCCGGATGCCGCCGACCATTGTCACCGTGCTGAAATAGCGGTCGGAGAAATCCTGTCCCGCAGCGCCGATGCGCCAGCGTAAGGCCAACCCCGTTTCCCGTGCTTTCAATCCCGCCGGCATTACCGCACCGTCGAGGAGGATGAATGGCGTATCCTTTTCCCGCGGCTGCAGCGCTTCGCGTTCGGTTCCGCATTGCCCGCGCAACAGCCCGGACAAACGCCACCGGTCGGCAGCGATCTCCTCAGCATGGTGGAATTGCAGGATTTCCCATTGGCCGTCGGGAGAAGCCAGAAGGGCCGAATTCGCCCCGTTGAAGAGCTGCGGCAATGTGGTGGATCGCAGCGCGCCGAAGTGGAGATCGATTTCAAGACCGGTATTGTTCAGCAAGCGGCCGCTGGCGCCGCCAGGGCATGCTTTGGCCAGCCTGCCCATCACCGCCCGCTCCGGCAATACGGCGCGGGCCGCAAAGCCGGTGTCTTCCGGCGAGACATGGACGGATGCACCCGCCCATGGCCTGGCAAAGGCGGCAACCCGCAATTGATCAAGCGGATTTTCAGCACCCGGCCACATCGGCAGATCGCACAGATGAAAACGCGGACGGCCGAACACCGCCGCTGTTGCCGCCATTGCGGACGCGGGTAATCCCGCCCGGTCCGCGTGCAGCACATGCCGGGGCAGGCCTTTTGCCTCGACACGGCGGGTTGCGCCGTCCTCAATTGACGTGACGATGTAATCCTTGACTGGCGCGGAGCCGTCCAGCCGGATACGGCTGCCCACCGTCAATGCAGCATGCTTCCACGGCAATTCGAACGATATGGTCCGCCGGGCGGCGCGGCGTGCCTGCAGCCAGTCCTCCGCCAGGCCTTTGACCTGCCCCGCCTCAAGCATGGCGGCAACAGCGAGATTTTCGGTTCCCTTACCGTCCGGCCGGCTGGCGGATGCCATCGCCACCTGATAGTCGAGCATGGCGTCGCGATAGGCGATTTCGACCCTAGCAGGCTGCTCCGTGATTTCATGCAGTTTCTGCTGCACCGGCCCCCTGTCGTCATGCTCGATGAATTCATCGATCAGGGTGGTTTGCGCAGGCATACGCGCCGCGCTTTGAAACACCAGCGTCGCACCGTCTTCGAAAGCGTTGATGCCGAACACCTCGAGCAGCGGCTCAAGGACCGACCGGGCATGGGCAGGCTCTTCGACAATCAGACCACTGACAAAGCCATCTGCCGCGCTCGCATCCACCCCGTCAACACCGAAATCGGCGAGAACAGCGCCAATCAGCTCATCAAGCGCAACCCCGGAAAGCCTGCCGTTGAGCCAATGTCCCGACGTCCAGTTGTCGCCATCGGACCAGAGCTTGCGGTTGAGGGGAAATTCCGGAAACGGCCTCGTATCCCAGGCCCAGACGTAAACGCGGCTTGTATTCAGCATGCTGCCGCCATGGCTGCGCCAATGGTCTAGATGGGCGCGCAGAAAACGGTTCTGCGCGAGGTCGCTGCGGCCGTGACCGGAAAAATACGGAAACGCCCCCTCGGAGGATTTGGCATCGGGAAAGACATTGGGCTGATTGGGGCCCTTGTCGACCGCCGGACAGCCCAGTTCCGTCAACCAGACTGACTTACCCATCGGCTGCCACGCCGTGGCTTGGGCGCTCTCGACGCCGCCCTTGCGATTGTAGTGCGGATTTTTCCACCAGGCCTCGATGTCCTTGTAGCGGTAGACCCACGGCTTGCCCGATCCGTCAGTGACCGGGGTGCGCCGCCGTGCGGTTCGATCCGCATCCGACACATAATACCAGTCAAAGCCCTCGCCGCTGGCAATCTGGCCTTGCAGAGCTTTGAGATCATAGGGGCCGGAAAAACCATTGGTGCTCGGGGCGCTGTAGTCCTCGTCGCGCCAGTCGCTGAGCGGCATGTAATTGTCGATCCCGACCGCACCGATGGCCGGATGCGCCCACAGCGGATCAAGATGGAAGAAAACGTCGTTCGATCCGTCCTGCGGGTGATGACCGAAATATTCGGCCCAGTCCGCGCCGTAGGTCAAAATACAGCCGCTGCCGAGCACGGCTCGGACATCGCCCGCCAGCGCGCAAAGGCCGGAGACAAAGGGAAAACTGTCACCCGTTCCCCTGATGCTGGTCAGACCGCACAGTTCCGAGCCGAGCAGAAAGGCATCCACACCGCCGGCGCAGACGGCAAGATGCGCCAGATGCAGGATAAAGCGCCGATACCCCCAGTCATCGGCCTTGCCATGGTAGATCACCGATCCGTCATCGGTCCCGAACGAGCGGATCTCGGCCGCCCCCAGGAAAGCGGCGACCTCTGCGGCCGCCGCATCCGTGCCATTGCTGCTGCCCGGCCGATAGGGCGCCGGATGGCAGCTGATACGGCCGCGCCACGGATAGGCCGCCTGCGTGATACCGCCATGGGGATCGGGCAAAGTATTACCGGCAGCGATATCGAGCATCAGGAATGGGTAGAGCGTCACCTTCAGGCCCCGCGCCTTCGCCGCGCGGATCGCCTCGATCACGCTGCGGTCCGACGGCGTGCCGCCATAGGCAGCGCAATCGCCGCTGCGCGACATCAAATGTGCCCCGTCGCGGTCGACATCGCCTGCCCGCCACGCCTCGCTTTCGTCATAGCCCTCGCGGTCCATCACGCCCGGCCGGATGCGGCAATGGCCAGCGCGCAGATCCGTGCCGAACCACGGCACGACAATAGCAACATTTTCCAGGCTGGGACAAAGCGCCTGCAATTCGTCGAGCGAAGCCTGCAAGTCGGTTGCGCCGCGCAGGCAATTGCGGTTCAGGCCGCGCGTTTCGCCGGGTGCGGGCTCGCAGGTGACCGGGGTGGGCGACAGACCGAATTCGGTGGCCCCGGGAATGAGCGCGACCGCCTTGAGATCGCGGGCAAGCGCGCCGACGGCGCGTACTACCTCGAACTGGAATTGCGGTATGCGATTGCCATATACCTCAAGCGGAAACCGCTCGAACACCACATAGGCGGTGTTGCGATAGGCCGGCGCGTTGCCGGTTCCCTGTTTCGCCTCGATCAGCGGATCGGGCAATTGCGACGCACTGCCCTTGTGAACGCGCAGCGTAACCGCATTCTGGTCCACTTCCCTGCCGTCAGCCCAGATCCGCCTGACAAGGCTGATTTCACCCTCCGCCAGCGCAATGGCAAAATTGCCGGCATAGGAATAGTCCGTCACCTTCGGCCCGCCCTTGGCGCCGCTCCGGTGCGTGGACTTCACTTCCTCGAAGCGGGTCGCCCAGATGAGGGTGCCGGTCAGCCGCACCGCGCCATAGACTTTCGGCAGCGCGGCACCCTCCTCGGCGGTCATCGGCTTCATTGAAGCCAGGCGCGGCCCCTCGATATGCTTTGTCCCGGAGAAGGCCCGGTCGATCAGATAGGCGCCCAGCGAACTCACGGTGCTGCCGATATAGGCGCCGACCCCTTGAAGAATAAGCGTGGCCATGCCGGGTGATTCCTATCTGCGAGCGGGAAAGGCGAAGACCGCCGCGATGCGTTTTCGCCATTGCGGCACCAGCGCCGATTCCATGACCCGGTGCCCCTCATAGGCGTGAATGAAGCGTTCCTCGCCCGTCACAATGCCGAGATGCTTGGCTGCCATGCCGTCCCGCCAGCGGAAGAGGATGAGATCGCCGGTGACAACATCCTGCACGGGCTTCTCGGCCATGTGACGCCTCGCTGCCAGCACAAGCGGATCGCCGCGCCCTGCTTCCGCCCAGTCGGCGGAATAGACGGGAATCGCTTCCGGTTCGCATCCGTACAGCGTGCGCCAGATGCCGCGCACCAGCCCAAGACAATCACAGCCGACCTGGAGCGTGGAGCCGCCGTGCCGGTATGGCGTACCAATCCAGCGGCGCGCTTCGGCGACAACGTCGGTTGCGATGGTCATGGCACGAGCACGCCGCCGTCGAAATTGCCCGATCCGTCGGCATAATTGTAGGCAGCGTCATTGCCCGGCAGATGCGGAAATCCGCGAAAATTGGCCGCATTGCTGAATTTTGCCTTGCAGGTGCCAAAGCTCTTGTCACAGCCCGGCAGCAGCGAAAACGTATCGCCTTTCCGCATGTCCGGCACCGGTGCATCGCGCAGATCGAGCCGGATATCGTTCCCCGCTGTCTCCTGCCCGGTCACCACATTGGTGCGGCCGGCATTGCCGCCGGAATCCCAGGTGAGCACGCCATTGCGGAACCAGTTCGCAGCGGCCGCATGCAGGCCGCTGGCCAGGAAGGCGCGGTCCGATATCACGCCCGCAATGCTGCCGTTCTCTTTGCCGCCGCTATAGCCGCAGCGTGCATCACCGAGCTCCGCATCGCAAAGCCGCCTGATCCGCCGCCCCTTCACCCTGTCGAGATCGACGGCGCTGCTTTTCAGTTCCGCCACGAAACGGCCCCCGCTGCGGGTAACCGTGCCAATCCTTGCCCGCCGTAGGAGGACACGCTGCTCCGGGGCCGCCCAATTGACGAGGAATGTTTCGACATGGGCATTGTCGAACGCACCGCATTCCACATCGCTCTCGGTAATGCGGAGCGACGACAGGGCACCCTCGACTTCCGCGCCGTCGACGGCCAGTCCCAGTGCGCTTGTCGCCTCGCTGGCCGTCAGGCCCGTCTGCGGTTCGCAAGCCACGCGCTCAATATTCAATATCCGGTCATGGTCGGTGAAACCCAGGACAACCTCGTCAGCCCGGCGGATGATCCAGTAAAAACAATGGGTTGTCACATCGCCTGCAAGATGTGATTCAAGCTCGGGCATAAGATGGCTCATGTCTTCACCTCAATGATCGGAATAGTGGGTATTTCGCCCGCCTTGAACGATTTGATGCTGACGGTCAGCCTGTCCGCATTGAAGCGGGCGGGAACGTCGAAGGCAAAACCGGCAGTCACATCCGTCCCCGCAGGAGGTACGCGGTCTGGCTTGAACATGACTTGGCCCGTCAGCGCATCGACCGTGAAATCGGCCGGCTCCTGCTTTTCCAAGCCGGCCACCGCAATACGCACGGAGCCCGGCACCGGCTTGGTGATGGTGCGCCGATAATCGCCATAGCGTTTCTGCAGCTGGAAAACCGCCTGTTTCCCGTCACCCGAACCCAGATGCTGATCCGTCGCCGTCATCGGTTTTCCAGCCGCACACGACTGATGATCGAAAGGATCGCGGAAACGGAATGCATACAGCGAACCGCGCCGGGCTTCGAAGAAGCCAAGAACCGTTTCCAGATCGGTCAGCGATCGCACACCGGTTCCCGCATCATAGTGATGACGCGACGAAGCCCAGCGCGCATTGCGCTGTTCGTGCCCCGAGGTCAGCGCTACAATTTCGTTCTTCCATTCCGGTCCGCCCGTTGCACCAAAGGATATGCCGAGCGGAAACCGGGCATCATGGAAAGCCTCCATCGCATTGTTTCCTATAGGGTGCGCGTGCCGCGGCGCACTGCGCGCGCCAGCATGCCGGTCAATTGGGCTTCCGATTTGCGGAAGGAGGCGGCGTCGGGCGTATTCACATGCAGAACCACCTGCACCGGCGCACCGCCGCCCTGGGCGGCAACACCCAGCCTGCCGTCGGCGCCGCGCGCGAGCGGCATGATGGCCTCCGCGCCCGCCTCGCCCATCAGTCCCAGCGAACCGCCCGCGCCAAAATAGGTGGGGCTGGAAACCACGCCGCCCTTCGCATGGGGTTTTGCCGCACCCAGCAGGCCTGAAAACATTGACGCGCTCCAATCCTCGAGCGATTTCATGCCTGTCGTCAGCGCCATCCTGGCCATGTCCCGCCCCAATTGCCGCAGCACATCGCCAAGGTCGTTGCCGCTCATCACGGCACTTTTCAATGACCCGGTCAGGGCGCGGCCGAATTGCTCGGACTGGCCCTTCAGGTCGGACAAGGCCTTCTCGAAGCCGGATGTATCGGCATCGATCTCCACCGTCATTTTATCGTTCATGGCTGTTCCTCGCCCAAAGCCGGCTCATCGGGAAACGTCTGTATCAACTGTTCGAACCGCGGACGGGAGAGGCCTGCGTGTCCCGTCGGCTCGGCAAAGGCCGCGCAGATTTCCCGTGGCGTCATGGCCCAGAAGTCGTGTGTGGAAAGCCGCAGCAGGCCAAAACCTGCGCCCATCAGGGCCGCCCACGGAAAGGCCGGGCCGGAATCTGCTGCGGCATTCAAGGGTTTGCGCTGGATTGCTCCGTCTTTGATTCACCGAAGGTTGCCGCCAGCAGTTCACTGACGATGCGGGCAAAACCCGTTGCCCCGCCCTCCGCCCGCATCTGCGCCGCCTCCTCCGCCGTTATGCTGTTGCCGCCGCCCCTCAGCCCGGCCGCAATGATCTTTGCTGCGTCACGGGCCGAAAGCGTACCGCCGGAAAAGCGCTGCAACAGCGCGCCCATGTCGGCCGCCATAAAGGCGTGCTCCAATTCGGCCAATGCGCCCAGCGTCAGGCACAGTGTCCATTCGCGCCCGTCCAGGACGGCGCTGATCTCACCGCGATGCCGGTTTGCCATCATGCCGCCTCGGTAAAGCGGATGAGACCGGCGGATTCCAGCGCGATGTCAAAGGTCACCTCGCCATCATGCTTGCCGCCATATTCGAGCGCGGTGATCTGGAAAGACCCGTGCAGCGAGCCGAAATCCGGCAGGATGATCTGCCATGTCAGGATATCGCCCGCAAAAAATGCCCGCCGGATTAGCGCGTCCGACTGCGCATCCTTGAACAGGCCCGAGCCGCTGATCGACGCGCGCTGTACGCCGCTGCCGCCCAAAAGTTCGCGCCAGCGCCCGGCCGCATCGGCGTCGGTCACATCGATGGTTTCCGTGTTGAAGGCGATGCGGTTGGACCGCAGCCCGGCACAGGTGACGAACCTGCCGCCTGCCTCCTGCAGCTTGAGCAGGATATCCTTGCCTCTCTGGGCGCCCATTGTTTGAAGTCCTCCATGCAAAACGGACACCCGGCGGATGTCCTGCCGTGTGCGGCCTAGATATCTTCCGTCACCGCGCGGTACCGCATGATACCGGCGAAGCTGCCGCGGCTGTCGGCCAGCGCCGTCTGCGTGTATTCGAGGCGGAGGCTGACGAGTGTGTGCCCTTCCAGGGCCAGCGGCGCTGACAGCAGGAGCCGCTCGATCCGGTCCATAATGTCGAAGACGGTTTTCCGGCTGGCCCGATGTGTCCAGACATGCAACGTCAGCAAATGTTCGCCACCGCGTTCGGTCGATGTGCTCCAGTCATAGGTGCTGGCCGTTCCGAAGGTGACGTAGGGAAACTCGGCCTGCTGCGGCACATGATCGAAAACCCGCCGGTTCACCCATTCATTGAGCCCCGCATCCGCCTTGAGGGCCTGCAACAGTGCCTTTTGCAGTTGAAGCCCGGCACTGGTCATCGCACAGGCTTTCGTTTGTCCGGCGCATCCTGTTCGTGTCCAGCCGGTCTTGACGCGTCTGCCGCCGCTTCGCGCAGTTCGATCGCGCGCCAGCGTAGCGTCCGGATCAGATCCTCAACCGTCATTTGCAGGCTCAGTTTCATAGCCCCTCCTCCCGTGCCCGGCAGACGAGATATCGTCCGGTTTCATCGGGATCGTGAATTGTCACCAGCCGGAAAATGCGGGTTCCCTTGCGCAGGCGCATGCCGCTTTTCAGATCATCCCGCCCCCGCAGCGTGATGCGATGTGTGGTTTCGGCCAGGCCCTGGCCGCCATAAAACACCGTACCGGCGCCCGCCGGCTCGATATGCGCCCAGACCGTCGCAATTTCCTGCCATTGTTCGACGCTGCCGTTCACCACGTCATCGGCAAGAACCGCCCGTTCCAGCTGCAGTTCATGCGCCAGTTTGCCGGGATCAATGAACAGGGTCGGCATCAGAGCGATACCCTTCGCCAGAGATTGACGACCCGCTCGAATGCAGGCGTGAGAGAGGCGGGATGCTCGGCCGGGCCACAGGTCCCGCGAAACTCATACCAGTGGGCAACGAGAGTCATCAGCGCGTGTTTGAGCGCATCCGGCACGTCCACCCCCGTTTCGCCGAACCCGGCAATGACATCGACCTCCAGTCCGCCCAGCCCATGGGCTGGGGATTGCAGGTGAAGCCGCGCAGGACGGGTTGCAGTCTCCAGATGCATCTCCGCTGCCGGAAGAATGACCGGCACCCCGTCAGGCTCGTAGGCCGTGACGCAAGCGACGGATTGCACGGGATAGCGATCGATTCTTATCAGGCCGTCGCTTGGCCAGCGGTCGATATAAAACCGCAACCGCTGTTTGATCAGTACCAGTCCGGTCAGGGCCTCCAGTGTTTCGCGGGCCGCCTTCAGCAGCCCGCAGAGCAGCGCATCGTCGGCGGTTCCGCTCAACCGCAGGAACTGGCGCAGATCCGCCAGCGCCACCGGCTCCACAGCCGGCGGCGTTACAACAGTGATGGTCATGGGAACTCCTGGATTGGTTGAGAGAGGTGCCGGGCTGTATGCCGATGCTTGTGCAGCTTATGTCAGCGCGTCATACGGCGAATTTCAGCAGCTTGATCGCATCGAAATCCTGCACGCCGCCGCCCACGCGCTTGGTCGTGTAGAACAGCACGTAGGGTTTGGCGGAATAGGGATCGCGCAGGACCCGCACGCCGGTGCGATCCACCACCAGATAGCCGCGGGCGAAATCGCCGAAGGCAATGGCCGCGCCGCCGGTTGTCATCGGTGGCATCGCTTCCGCCTCGGTCAACCGGAAGCCCAGCAGCGAAGCCTGCTGGCCGGGTGCTGCGGGCGGTGTCCACAGATAGTTGCCGTCATTGTCCTTGAGCTTGCGCACGGCAGCCTGCGTCTTGCGGTTCATCACCCAGCTGGCATTCTGCCGGTATCCGGCCTTCAGCGTGTAAACCGTATCAAACAGGATATCCGAGGCGTTCGAGGCTGCAAAGCCGCCGGTAATCCCGGTCGAAACGCTGCCCAGCTTGCCCCAGCTCCAGATCGCATCGGCGACACTGTCATAGGTCAGGAAACCCTTGGGCTGGCTGGTGCCATTGCCGTTGATGAAGGCCTGTCCCTCCTGTTCGGCGAAAGCGGTCTCGACCTCGGAGGATATCCATTGTTCCACGTCAACCGCCGCATCGTCCAGCAGCGACGAGGATGCGGCCGGCATGGCGTAAAGCTCCATGGTGGGAAATTGCAGCTCCGCCAGCTTGGAGGCTTCCGTCTGCGGGCGGGCGTCGGTTTCCCCGACCCAGCCCACGGCAGGTCCCTTCACCGCAAACGGTTTTTTCAGCACGGAACCGGATACCTGCCGTACCGTTGCGAGGGCACGGATGGGCGAGAGCGCCGCCAGCCGCGTGCCGATGTCGCGCTCCAGTTCCGGCGGCACGAGATAGCCGCCATCCGTGGCCGCGCCGATGGACAGGGCCTTGGCTTCGATGCTGCGCACGCCATGCTCGTCCCCGCGCCGGATATAACTGTCGAAGGCGGTCTTGTGCTCCAGCGACAGCAAGGGGCTCATCCCGGTTTCCAGGGCGGGCCGCGCCTTCTTCAGCAGCATATGGTCGATCATGCGCTTCTGTTCATCCAGCGCGTGATTGATGCGTTCGACCTTTTCATCGGTCAGAACATCGGCGCTGGCACGTTTTTCAATTTGCTTGATCCGGTCGTCATTGTTCTGGCGGAACTCGTCGAAAGCCTGCATGAAATCATTGAATGCTTCTGCCACATTCTGAGTGCCCGCGCTCTTGGCTTCGGGGGCCGGTGCGGAAAATTGTTCGGTCATTTCAAATCCTTTGTGTGTGAAGTGGAGAGAATGATTCAAGCGCGGAGCCGCCGGGCGGCGGCCCGCAAGGTTGCCGCCAACGCCGCATGAACGTCCGCCGGCTGCGCCTTGACCTGCCCGACGCGGGCCGAGGGCAGCATTGGAAATGTCACCACCGAAATTTCCCAGAGGTCCGCCTCGAGAATTCGCCGGATGCCCGCACCGTCGGCCTTGGCCCTGACGGTGCGAAAGCCGATGGACAGCCCGTCAATTGCCCCGGCGCGCATCAATTCCAGCACCTCGCGCCCACGGGTAACGCCGGTGGTCAAACGGCCCTCGACATAGAGCCCCCTCCGGTCCTCGGCGATCCGGGTCCAGACGCCGATGGGTTCGTTGGGATCGTGCTGCCAGAGCATGCGAATGCCCGCGGCGCCACGCTTGCCAATGGACCCGGCAAAGGCGCCGGGAGCGATGACATCCTTGCCGAGGTCGATCTCGCCGAACAGGCTGGCATAGCCGGAAAAACTGCCGTCGAGCTCAACCCGTTCGATGGCCACTCCAGCGAATTTCTTCTCGAACCTCTTATTTCTCAACATTGGCGATATCCCTTTTGCCAGAAGGACTTGAGTGATCCTGCGGAGGTTTTGATTCACCGATGCGGGCCGTCAGACGGGCAAAGATGCCAAGGGCGGTCCACGCGGCAAGACTGGCGGCCGCGGCGCCCATCAGCATCAGTTCGCCATCGCCGAGCTGGCCGCGAATGTCGAGTTCGGATGCAATCTTCACGCCGGCCAGCCCGCCAAAAGCCAGGCCGCAGACAATGCCAACGATAAAGCGGATGGCTGCCTCGCTCTTGTCCCTCGGCAGCATATAGGCGAGTGAGACAGCGGAACCTGCAATGGCACCGGCTGCCTTTGCCGCCAGAATCCAGGCGGCATCGGACCAGTTTGTCATGATCATTCTCCGGAAAATTCGTGCGGCCTGCGGGCATATCCCACGGCCTCTCTTTTCTCGTCATCGCTGAGGAATGGCGCAGCCGACACGCGCTGCCACAGCGCATCCCGTTCCATCGACAATCCGTCGATGCGGTCGAAATCCGGCTCCAGCCGCAGCCCGGCGCCATAAACCGGCCCCAGCCAATTGCCGATGGCCTTGGCGGTGCGGGTGATCAGCGGGATCACCGTCAGGCGATAGAAGGCGCGATTGGCTTCGGCATAGTTGGCATAGGTGTTGTCGCCGGGGATGCCGAGCAGCATGGGCGGAACACCGAAGGCCAGGGCAATATCGCGGCTGGCGGCATTCTTGGCGGCAATGAAATCCATGTCGCGCGGCGACAGGCCCATGGATTTCCAGTCCAGCCCGCCCTCGAGCAGCAGAGGCCGGCCGGCCTTGGCTGCGCCGGTGTACCCTTCTTCCAGTTCGGTCTTCAGCCGCTCGAACTGGGCTTCGGTCAGCCGTGCCGTGTCGGCAGGCGCATAGACGAGCGCACCGGACGGCCGTGCCGAGTTATCGAGCAGCGCCTTGTTCCAGACGCCGGAGGCATTGTGAATGTCGAGGGCCATCAGGGCTGCTTCGAGCGGTGCAAATCCATAGTGGTCATCCAGCGGATGAAACAGTTTGAGATGCAGCGCCTGCCCGTCATCGAGCGGGATGGTGCGCTTGCTCGCGCCAACACCATAGCAGAGCGCCAGCGGCCATCCATTGTCACCCGTGACCACGCGTATCCGGTCCGGGCGCAGCAGATGCAGTTCGCAGGGACCGCTCCCGCTGCTGACCCTTTCCAGATAGGCGTTGCCGGACAAAAGGAGATGACCGTAGAGCGTTTCGAACAGGCCGGCCCCGTCGGCGCCACGATGCGGATGTGACAGAAGGTCAAGCAGCGGATGCTGCGTGTGTTCCGTCCGTCCCTCGTAGAGCAGCCAGGGCGTAGCGGCAGCGGCTTCCGCCAGCAGACGCACGCAGCGGTAGACGATGGGATTGCGCATGAATCCCTGCCGGGACAATCCGGTGTAGCCGCCCTGCGACCAGCGCGCTTCACGATCGAACTGCAGGGCGACAAACCCTTGCGCGGCCTTGGTTTGCAGAGGCGGGTTTTCGTTCGCGGCGCGGCGGCGCCACGGCCAATGAAGTGCCATGGGACATGTTCTCTTTGTTGGGTGAAACGGATCAGATCGCCGGGACAACCGCACGCCGAATAGCGCACTGTCGATTCAACCCTGCATTCGTTGAAGGACTTGCAAAACCCGGCAATGTATTGAACTGGATCAGGTTTTGAGAGCGAAGCAGCACGCACCGAGCAAGCCGGTGTATCGGGACGATGGGCCTCCCGACCACAGCATTGGCCTTGCTCTCAAACTTGGAGGTGAATGATGTGGTATCTGCCACTTAGCATCACCTTGGAAATGAAGAGGACCCGGACCAGCTTGCAACTGACGATCCGGATCCAATTCATCTTCTAAGAAACGGGGCGCGGGCGAAAGCTCGCGTCCCACTCCAAGACAATACAATAATTCCGCCGCCTTTCCAAGCAACCCGAGGTTTAGTCAACACGCGAATACGCGGGGTGACCTCTCATTCCCGAAACAACCGCACGCCGAACAGCGTGCAGCCGATTCAACCCTGCATTCGTTGAAGGTTCGGCAAAATCCGGCAATGTGTTGAACCGGAACCAGTTTTGAGAGCGAAGCAGCAAGCACCGAGCCAGCCGGTGCACCGGGACGATGGGCCTCCCGGCCTTGGCAAGGGCCTTGCTCTCAAACTTGGAGGTGAACGATGTGGTATCTGCCACTTAGCATCACCCTAGAAATGAAAAGGACCCGGACGTGCTTGCAACTAACGATCCGGATCCAATTCATTCACTAGGAAATGGGGGACGGGCGAAAGCTCGTTCCCTACTCCAAGACTGTACAACAATTCCGCCGCCTTTCCAAGCAACCCGGGGTTTAGAGCCTTTCCTGCTTAAATAGAAACAGGAAAGGCTCTAGCCCACCACACGAATACGCGGAATGACCTCCCGCTTCAGCATCAGCTCGCTCAAAGCCCAGACCAGCGCGTCAAGACGATCCGGCGATCGGCCGTTCGATAGGCCCGCATGGGTGAAATCGCACATTTCGTCTTCCAGTGCGGCAAACCGGCCCGCATGCCGCACCCTGCCCTGTTCATACAGGGCGGCAATGGGCTCGGCGCGCAATGCCTTGCCGCGATTGGCCCGCACGCCTCGCACCGGCACCGCATGGTCCTGCGCGGCGATCACCGCGGCAACCATGTCGCCGCCCTGGTTGATTTCCGCAACGATCAGGTCGGCCTCCAGCCGGTGAAACAGCCCCACCGCGCGCCGCGCCCATTGGATGGGTTTGGCGGGTGCAAAACTTTCATCCGCGAGCACCCAGCCCATGCCCGTTGCATCAAGTCCGGCAGCGACAATGCCGCAGGCATCGGATTTCCGCGTTGCGCTGGCCGGGGGATCAATGGCAACGACAATCCTTCGCATCGGCGGCACGTCGGCGCAATAAATCTCCTCCAGCATCGGCCGGGACCACAGCGCATCGCGCCGTTCCTCGATCAGCTCGCCGTCAAGCTCCTGCCGGCCAAGCCGCGTGCCGCCATAGAGCTTGCCCATATGGGCGAGAAAGCTTTGCGCGAGGTTGTCCCGGTTTTCCGCCGTCCGCATGGTCCGCACCAGCACGCTGTCATCCCCCATCAGGCCTTTCAGCAGGGCGATGGGTTTCGGCGTGGTCGTCACCACCTGCCTGGGATTTTCCCCGAGGCGCAAACCGAATTGCAGCATGTCCCAGGTTTCCTGTGCATGTTTCCACTTTGCCAGTTCGTCGCCCCAGGCGGCATCGAATTGCGGCCCGCGCAAACTGTCGGGGTCCTCCGAGGAGAACATTGCCGCCGTCGCGCCATTGGCCCAGACGAGCCGCCGGCGCGTCACCTCGAAACGCGGCCGCTCCGTCCGTGATACCGCCATGATGCCGGACGGGCCGTCAACCATGACCTCACGCACATCGGCCAGCGTTTCGCCCACCAGGGCGATGCTGAGCGATGGCCGCGGCCGGAAGGGCGGAAAGCCCTGCACGATGCTGTTGACCCACTCGGCCCCGGCGCGGGTCTTGCCGGAACCGCGCCCGCCAAGGATCAGCCAGGTCCGCCAGTCAAGATGCGGCGGCAGCTGGCTCGTCCGGCCGCGAAACAT